CAAGAACGTTGGAGCGCTGACGAGCTCGCCAGTCGTCACGGTCGGGGTAAAGAAATTCGATGGCACAACCGCCAACCTGACCGCTACGCTTTCAACCCATACCGATGCCTTTGAAACCAACCTTTCGGACACCGCGAAGATTTACGTCGATGTGACCGGAATTTCGATTGCCTCCGGTGGCACCAACGCCGAGCACTTCAAGGTCGTTGCAAAGACTGACCGCTCCGTCGCCGCTGCCTAAACGATGGCTCTGAATTCAGACGTCATCATCAACGGAACGAACTTCCGTTGGCGAATAAAGATCGCAAAGCTAAACCTGACGCAGGATAGCGCCGGGGGAGTGCGAAACGATGACGCAACCGTCTTCGCGGAGGTATGGGCCGCAGTCGAGGCCATCTCCGCGACGGCGTTTGGCAAAAAGGTGTATGCAGGACAGCAAGAAGTTGCGGAAGTCACTCACCGGGTCACGATCCGATATATCGACGGCGTGAAAGCCAGCATGGTCGTTTGGTTCCGCGACCGGCAATTCGAGATTGAGGCGGTCGTCGACCCGGACGAGCAACAAAAGGTTTTGTTTCTGCTCTGCAACGAACGCAACGACTCGGCGAATGAAACTCCATCCTAATGGCTGAGATTGTGAAGGTGAAGATCAGCGGGCTTTCGGAGCTGCAGGAGAAGCTCGAACGCTTGCCGATCAAGGCCTCGAAAAAGATCATCCGCCGCTCGCTTTTAGTGGCCGCGCGGATATGGCTCGAAGAAATGAAGGGCCGAGTTCGCCGCGGTCCTCACCATTTCAAGGGCGGCAATGATCTGTTCGGCGTGATCGCGAAAACCCTTGGAATCCGCCTACGTGTTACCTCAGACCTATCGGGATCGGCCGTTGTAGGCGTTCCCAAGAAGGTTTTTTGGGCCAGTTTTGTCGAATTTGGCACCAAGGTGCGATTTCGAGGAAAAAAGAGCGGAGGGAAGCGCTCGGGCGGGACGACTGGCGCAATGCCTGCATTTCCATTTGCGCGGCCCTCATTTGAGGCCAAAAAACAGGAAGTTCTCGACAAATTCAAGGCTGATCTCAAGCTCGCACTCGAAGAAGAAGGATTGAAGCTCGACTAAATGCTCTGCGAAGGCTTGAAAAGTTTTCTCGCTGCAAACGGGCCAATCGCGGCGCTTGTCATCAACAGAGTTTATGCGAATCAGCTTCCGGAAATATCAGCGGACGCTCCACTCCCGGCGATTGTTTATAAAGAAGTCCACGGCGATGGCGAATTCTCGATGGACGGACCCGACCAACTTCAACATTCGCGTATGCAGTTCTCCTGTTATGGCAAAGTCTACCTCGACGCGAAGCGGATAGCGCGCACATTGCGCCAGGAGCTCGAAGCCTTCACGGGGGAGATGGCCGATGGCACGGTCATTGAGCATATGCAGCGCGAAAGTGAAGTCGACATTTTTGAAGATGCACCGTTTGTCTACTGTACGGCGGTCGATTTCAAGATCGTCTATCAGGACAGCGGTACTTAAAGAGTTTTTCCGGGGGTTCCCCTGGGAAAGTTTTTGAAAATTAAAGGAGAAAAACCATGAGCAAGGCATTTTGTCCACGGGGAACGCAGCTCCAACGCGGGACGAACCCCGACGCACCGACAGGCTACACCACTCTCGCAGAAGTGAGAAAGATCACCCGGACGGGAGCGAAGTCAGGCTTCGATAACGTGACGAATATGGACAGCGGAAATACTGAAGAAATGCTGCCAACAATCCTCACGCCTGGCACGTGGGATTTCGAAGTGAATTTCGTTCCTGGTGATGCCACGCAGCAAACGCTTCTCGACGATTACAACAATCAGGTGAAAAGCCCCTGGAAGGTTCTGCTGCCGCCCGGAGGCGACTTTCCCACCAGTTATGGCAATTGGACTTTCTTGGCTTATGTCGAGAGCGAAGATGCATCCTTGGATTTCAGTAAGGCCGCCACAAAGTCGGTCAAACTACAAGTCACGGGACCTGTCACCTGGACACCTGGCAGTTAATTCGCATCGCATAGCACTTTCAGGCGGGTCGATTCGTCGGCTCGCCTTTTTTGTTTATAGGAGGCTTTCGCAATGGCAGGAAAGATCACACCACTCAGGCGCAGAATCGCTCCGTCGGTTCCGCTGACTCTGAATGTCACGGACGATGGCGGAGCTACTTTTGCCGTCAATCTGCAATTGCGTTTCGATTTCAACGTACTCGCGCGCATCGAGGAAAAGACTGGCTTGACGATGCTCAGCGGCGCGGATATGTGGTCGAAACTTTCCGCATCCCTGCTAAGTGTCATGCTTTGGTCGGCGGCTATTCCGAGCAGTCCGGACTACGATTCCGATGACGGGCTGGAAGCGATTCGCTCCTACCTCGACAAGGACGCCGCTGACAAAGCGGCCAACGCACTAATGGAAGCATATCTGCTGTTTTTGCCAAAAGAAGAAGCCGACTTGCTGCGCGATTTCGGAAAAAAGACCGAGGCGGGCAAACCAGTCCCCGAAAACCCTCCGACGGTCGAGCAGCCGAGCGAGTTGAAATCGGATGGCTCGACCTCTGGGCAATCGCAATCTATGACTTCGGACTTAGCGAAGAGCAGTTCGGCGAGCTAACGTTCGCCGGGTTTAAGGCGCTCGAAGAACGTCAAAACGAAGAATTCCGGCGGCATCGCTTTTGCTCTGGCCTGATCGCTGCGGCGATCGAGAATTTTTCAATGGTCAGGGCGGAAGGTTCTCCGTGGAGAACTGCGCTCGAATTTGTTCCTGAATGGAACAAGAAGGAAGTAGCTCCGATACCTGAAACCGACGAAGAAATGATCGCTTCAATGGCCGCATTCTTTGGATGTGGGCCAGGTAAACCGAATTAATGGCTAACACACTCGGCACAATCTCAGTCGATTTAGTCGCGAATACAGCGAGCTTTGTCACCGGCCTGGCGACTGCTTCATCTCACGCGAAGAAATTTGGCAGTGAAACCACGGAAGCCTTTTCGCGCATCGGCGAAATCGCTGGCTCTGCGCTCGCTCCATTTGGCGAAATTGGCCGCGTCATCGGCGAGACTCTGGGACGCATCGGCGCTCTCGGCGGTTCTGCTGCGCAATCGATCGCCAAAATGAGCGGCGGAATGAGCTTGCTGGCGGTAGGCGGCGGGGTCGCCGTAGGCGCGATCGCCGCGGTAGAGGCTGCAGCGATCGGGATGGCCATTCATACCGCAGAAGCTGCCGCGAGCATGCTCATCCTGTCACAGTCCACTGGCGTATCGGTCGCGACGTTGTCGGGCTTCTCGTTCGTTGCTAAGCAAATGGGGGTCGATCAGGACACGCTTGTCAGGGGTTTGGAGAAACTGAGCAAGTCTATATTTACTGCAGCCACTGCGGCCCCTGGAACAACTACCGCATTTTCAAGAATGGGAATCGCGGTGAGAGATTCAAACGGCAATATCCGCGATGCAGGTGACGTCATTGTTGACGTCGCGAAGAAGTTCGAGGGCATGAACGATGGGACGGTGAAGACTGCGCTGGCAATTCAGCTTTTCGGAAGGGGCGGCGCCGCAATCATCCCAATGCTCAATGGCGGGAAAGAGGCAATCGACAAATGGCTCCAGACCGCCAAGGATTTGGGAATTGTACTTGACCAGGATACGGCCAAGAGCGCACATAGATTTGAGCAAAACCTAAACACTATAAAGGCCGCAGCCGACGGGCTTTCTCTACGACTAACTAAGGCACTACTCCCCGCCCTTGAGGCCGTCTCGAAGGCGATGACGGAAGGTCTGAAAGATAAAAGTTCGAATCTGAATGGCTTCATTGACGGGATAAAAACGCTCACACAATATTTCATCAGCTTTGGCGGTCTTGTCGTATTCGTTTTTGAGGAAATTGGTGCGGCAGCGAGCGCCGTTTTTGCCGATATAGTGATCGACGTCGAGGAAATCATCGCCGAGGCTAAAGCCCTCAAAAATCTTGATTTCAAAGGCATAGCCGCCGCCCAGCAAGACGCCAAGATGAAGCATGGCGGCGTCTCTGACGACTTTTTGGCCCACAGCAAAGCGAACTGGAAATCCTACACAGACCTTCTCACAAACGCTTTCAAGGAGACACCTGACAGCCAGATTACGGAGCATGGCGACAAGCCAAAAATCAATACCAAGCCTGAAAAGGAAGATAGCGTCCTAGAACGAATCAAAGAACGCATCGCCGCTATCCAGCGCGAGGCGGCCGAATGGCTGAAGATCGGCCAGGCCGGAAGCCAAGCCGAACAACTGATCGCCGAGGCGGTGAAAAAGGGAACTGACGAATATGGCAAGCTGCGCGATATGGCTGCGAAGGAAAAGGACCCGACTCGCCGCGCCGCCGCACTTTCATTCGTGGAATCGAACGAAGGGCTCATCGAAGGGTCTGCGGCCGCTGGCGTTTATGGCGCGGCAATTAAGGGAATTGTCTCGGAGCTGGATAAGCAACATCTAAAGCTGACCGAGGAAACGTCGGCGACCGAAGCGCTGACCGCTGCCTATCGTTCCGGGTCCGTTACCGCGGCGCTCGTAAATGCCCATTTTGCCGACCAATCGGCAAAGGTTCGCGTCCTCAAAGAAGCGCACGATCTACTGGTCTTTATACTGGGCGAAGAAAATGCCGTCGTCAAGCAGCTCGCCGACGGTTACGCACTGGCCTCGAAGGAACTCGACGCGGACAAGGTGGACTATGCCGCCAAAGTTCACGCCGAGTTGAATCTTGAGATTCAGAAGTCCACGACCTCGTTTTACAACGAACTGCCAGCGCTGAATGCAATTGCCAATGCATATTTCGACACCGCGGCGGCCGCGCGAGCCGCACAGGTCGAGCTCCGTGTTGCGCAGTTCAAAACCGCCAACCCGACCGCCGATGAAGGCCAGGTCAATCGCGTTCGCGAACTTGAAACACAAAAATCCAAGCAGGCCTTCGCAAATTCCACCGCTGAACAGGCCGCGAAGTATGACCTGGTGCAAACCTACAGCTTGGAAATCCAGCGGTTGAGCGAGCTCCGCGAAAAGCTGCAGGAATATGGCCGGTCAACGCTACTCGTGGATTCCGCCGAGCGCGATCTGCAGCGTAGGACTATCGAACAATGGGATGAAGCTGCGCTGAAGGTTGGAACGTATGGCCAGAAATTCAGAGCAGTGATGAATCAGGTCGTTCTCGACGGCCAGGACTTTGGAACAAAACTATTCCAGTCAATCGGCAAAGCAATCGACGGCCTCTCTTCGAGCCTTGCGAAGTTCGTCGTCACCGGCAAGGGCAGCTTCAAGCAGATATTTCAAAGCCTCGAAGAAGAAATCGTCAAGGCTGGCATTCAAAAAGGCTTCAGCTCGATCCTTGGAAAGCTCGCTGGCGGCGGTAAAGACGGTGAGGATTCGCAGGGCGGCGCCGCTGGAGCAATGGGGCTGCTGGGCAAGATTCCTGTCGTTGGCGGCATCCTCGGCAAGCTAGGCGGCCTATTCGGCGGCGACAAAGGACTGGGCAAGGCGGACGGTTCGCAGGCAAATCCTTTCTATGTAATCTCAGCCGGTGGAGATTCGTCCGGCGGCGATGGCATTGGAGGGCTTCTTTCTTCCTTCCTAGGCGGCGGCGAGTCCGGAGGGGATGGTGGCGGCATTGGCGGTGCTCTAGGCGGCCTCGCAAGCATCTTCGGGGGCTTCCTGGCCGAAGGCGGAGATGTGACGCCAGGCAAGGCCTACGTCGTCGGCGAAAAGCATCCGGAATTCTTTGTCCCGAGACAGTCTGGGCGCGTCACCCCTTCGCTCAGTATGGGCGGTACTACTCATCACACCACGCACGTTGAGATGCACATCCATGGCGTGACCAATTTCGATTCGTTCAAGCGGTCAGAACCCCAGATTCACGCGGGATTGCAGCACCAGGTCGGGATCGCCTATCGGAGGACTCGCAATTGAGTTTCTTCGAGACGGAATTCCCGCGCACCCTGTCCTATCAACGCATGGGCGGCCCAACCCGGAACACCACGGTAAATCAAGGACTGTCCGGCCAGGAGCAGCGCAACAAAAACTGGGTCGACTCCCGCGGCGAGTGGGAAATTGCGCTGAAAACTCCTGCCGCCTTCGACGCGACGCGGCAAGCGTTCATCGATCTGCTGATCGCCTTTTTCGAAGTGGTTGGCGGCCAGGCTGACGGCTTCAGGCTCTTCGACCATATCGCCTTCAGAGCTACCTCGCAGCCGCTCGTAAACTACAACGGGCATGTCCAGCTTGCGCTCACCAGATCAATCGGCTCGCGCGACTATGTGAAGATCATCACCAAGCCGATCACTTCCGCAGTGACCGACTACCAGGGAAATGCGCTGCCTGATACGGTTTTTCTTGCTGGCACCAATACGCCGGTGACAGTGGATTCGACGACCGGAATCGTGATCGGGACTGCCGCTGGAACGCCTGTCGATTTCCAGTATCACATTCCGGTTCGCTTCGGCGTCGACAAACTTCCAATCGTCATCGAAGAGTCGGACGTGAAAAACGGCAAACCGCTTATCAGCATGAACAGCGTTCCGATTCTTGAAGTACTGCCGCCGAACTATTAATGAAAACCGTATCCTCGGACCTCAGAGACCACCTTTCCGGCGGCCAGACAACGGTCGCCTACTTGTGGAAGGTGAAACGCCTCGACGGAACGATTCTCGGCTTCACGAATCACGACCGCGATATTTCTTTCGACGATGGCCGCGGCGACGGCAGCGTCATCTATAAAGCCTCGACCGGATTCGCAAACTCTGCGGCATCGAGTAAATCCGATCTTTCAGTCGACAATTTGGAAGCCGTCGGCTTTTTAGATTCTTCTGCGATCACCGAAAATGATCTGCGCGCAAATCTTTACGACGATTCGGACATCATCGTTTATTTGGTCAACTGGAACGATTTGAGTATGGGAGCAATGGTCGTTCGCCGCGGGACGCTTGGAATCGTCAAATTGGTCAATGGAAAATTCACTGCGGAATTGCGCGGCCTCACGCACAAGCTGACGACACAAGTCGGCGCCACTATCGGGCCGGTCTGCCGCGCCGAGTTCGGAAGCGGGCTCAACGGCATCGATATGAATTCGAAATACCTCTGCAGAGTTGACGTCACCGCTTACCAACAAACCGGTTCTATTGAGACCCCGATAGACCCGAGCGGCTTTATGCCGAATCCTGGCCTGAAAATGGTGGGAACCGCTACGCCGGATGTCGAGCCTCCAGATGGATGGTTCAACGACGGCTTCATCACTTTCACATCGGGAAACAATTCTGGTTTCAGCTTTGAAATAAAAAGCTGGGTGCAGACTCCTATCATGCGGCTTTTTCTTCCGGTTCCTTATCCCATGGCGCCCGGTGACACCTTCATCATCGAGCCAGGCTGCAACAAAACTACCGGCGACTGCACCAATAAATTCAACAATATCGTCAACTTCCGCGGCGAGCCGTTCATCCCTGGAATGGATCGCTTCCTTACTGGCATCGGCGGAGGAAGCGGAATTGGATAGGAATGAAGTTGTCATTCAGGCGCGCCGCTATCTCCGGACGCGCTTCGCACTCCATGGGAGAACCAAGGGCAGGGCAATAGACTGCCTGGGAATCGTCCTCTGCGTCGGCGAGGATTTAGGCCTCTGCTATTCCAACAGCACGCCGATTCGCAGCAAAGACTATTCGGACTATGGTAGTTTCTCGAAGCTAGAAACCAGCGAAACCGAAGCCGACCGAGTCTTCATTAGAAAGCCAATTGCAGCAATCCTTCCTGGCGACATCCTCGTTCTAAAACCTCCATTCAGCGTTCAGCATTGGGGAATCGTCTCTCAGCTCCCGCAAGGCCTCGGCATCATTCACGCCTATAGCACCCTTGGAAAATGTGCCGAGCATTTGCTCGATTGGCGCTGGAAATCACGGATACGCGCAGCGTTTTCGTATCCAGGAGTCGATAACTAGCCATGGCGATGCTAGTTGTTGCCGCGGTCAGCGCGGCGATTGAAGTCGGTTCGATGATCTATCGGCTGTTGAATCGGCCGAAGGCGCGCCCGCCAGTCGCTGACCTGCAAATTTCTTCCTCGACAGATGGCGCACCAATTCCATTCGGCTACGGCCGCGGACGCATTGCAGGCTCTCTGATTTGGACGCCCGGACTCTTCTTCACGGAAGCCGGAATCTCCGGAACCGGTTCGCTGTTCACTCCTGACCAAAAGCAATTCCTGTTTTTCGCCAACTGCGCATTTCTTTTCTGCGAAGGTCCCGCAACAATCCTGCGAATGTGGGGCGATTCAAAGCTGATCTATGAGTCCACGCCCGGCGTTTCGGAATATCCGGCCAGCAATTTCCCCGCATGGTCGAACATAATCCTCTACAACATCGGCGACATTGTCGGATATTTGGGTGTCGTCTATACCTGCGAGCAGGAAAACAAAGGGATTCATCCTGGCCAGCCTGCGAGCGACACCGGCGGCATCCTCTATTGGCAGGCGCTGGGCAGCTACGCGCCTTGGAACACCGACGGAACGTATAACCCCGGAGACGTCGTCATCGATGGCGGCATCCTCTACGTCAATATCCAGTCCACGAGCGCGCCAGCGCACACAACCTCGAATACGCACTACTGGCAATTGCTCGACAGCTATTATGGCAACTTCGCCTTTTATCCTGGCACGGAAGAGCAGCTTCCAGACCCGCTGATTCAGGCCGACAAGGGCGTTGCGAATACCCCAGCATTTCGCGGCACCTGCTACGTTCGGATTGAGAACTTCAGGCTGGCGAACTTCGGCAATCGAATTCCAAACCTGCGCGCTGAAATTGCATTTGGCACGGCAAGCGGGCCAGTCATTGTTCAGCAGGGAATTGTTCAGAACTTGGAGCCTTCAGATCCTCAGATCGGGCTTGGACTCCCGATTCTGGGCAATGATTATCTGATCGCCATAGCTCGTTGGCGCGAGGGAACATTCTCCGCAGTTCCTGAGATCGACGATGACGTCAACGATTGGACGCCGCTTTATGCTGAAGACAATAAGGGCATCTGGTATTGCGCCAATCCAGTCCCATCCATCCCAGGAACGCCGCTCGAAATCAACTTCAGATATACCGACATCGGTTTCAGCTTCAACGCCGATGCCTATGTAATCCAGGTCAGAGGCCAGACCGCTTTTGCGACCGCGGTCGCGAATGGCACTGCTGGCCCAATTGCTGTATCGCTTGGCGATGTAAGCATCTCGATCGGGGACCTCGGAAGCAATACGCATGACTGGGTCGCTGCCCTCTTCACATTCACCGACAACAATGGCGGAAGACTGACGATCGCCGTGCTTATGGCCGATGCCGGGTTCGCTGTCGCCCCGGCCGACGCCCTGCCAGGCTATCAATACGTTTTCCCAAGCGGCCTTCCTTCATGGTCGACGGTCATGTCTCTGGGACTTCCGACAAACCGCCTCGGCCAGGTCGTGCTCGACGTTTGTGAGCGATCGGGTCTCAAATCCGATCAGGTCGACGTGTCTTTGCTCACCGCAGAAACAGTTTTCCCGAGCGACATCGTTCAAGGCTATGTGATTACCCGCGCCGAAGCCGCCGCCGAAATCATTAAGGTCCTATTCCAAGCCTACTTCTTCGATGGATGTGAAACCGACGGCGTGCTTCGATTTGTGCCGAGAGGTCTCCCGCCAGCTATCACTATCCCAGAAGACGAACTCGGACTCTTGGAAGATGGGGCGAAGGTCAAGCCCGAGCAACTTTCGCAATCGCAGGATCTGCCGATCAAAGTGACTGTTCTCTATAACGATGTTTCGATGGATTATCAGCAGGGCAAACAAGAAAAACAGAGAAGCGCACGAATCATCACCACGAAGCAGCAGGACACTATCGAATTGCCGATTTCGACCGATGCATCTTTCGCGCGGCAAGTCGCCGAGAAAACTCTGTTTCTTGCATGGCTCGAACGCTCCAGCTATTCGATCAATCTCTGGCGCGCACTTTACATGTTGCTCGACCCGACGGATGTGATCCAGTTCGTTTACCAGGGCGCGACGTTCCAGATGCGGGCGGTTGATACGCTACTCGGCCAGGGCTTCGTCGTTGCGATCAATGGCGTAGGCGATAACGCAGGGAACTATCTCTCTTCGGCCGCGGGCGCCGCCGGAAGCGGATTCAAGCCGCAACCCCTGCGGACAAACGCGCCGACACTCTTGTTCCTTTTCGACGTTCCGCTACTGATCGATCAGAGCGCTAATCCCGGCGGCACGGGGTACTACTTTGCGATGACGTCGGCGCTCGTTGATTGGCCTGGCGCGGAGCTGTTCCGGTCGAGCGACGATGCAGCTTTTGATTTCGTGGATGATTCGGCGACGGCTGCCAAATTTGGCTATGCAACGAACGCTCTCGGCCCTCCGCGCAGTCCCTGGACGTGGGATAACGTCAACACGCTGAACGTCAAGATGACCTTCGGAACTCCGGCTGGCAGTACCGACCTAAACGTTCTCAATGGCGGGAATCTTTTCTTGGTCGGTTCACCTGCGAGGGGATGGGAACTAATCCAGCCGGTGAATGTCGTTTTGGAAATGGATGGGACGTACACCCTTTCTCGATTGCTTCGCGGGCGGCGTGGAACCGAAGTTATTTGCGGCTCGCACGCCGCTGGCGACCTTGTCGTCGTTTTGCCCGCCGGAGTAAGGCACGAGAATGATTCGCTTTCGCTGATAAACAAGCTCCGCTATTACAAAGGCGTGACCACCGGTCAGGATGAATCGCTCGTCGTCTCGCAGCAGTTCACGAACACAGGCAATGATCTTCGCCCCTATGCGCCGGTGCATATCGTCGGTGCGCGTGACGTGGACGCAAATCTAACAATTACTTGGATTCGCCGCACGCGCATCGGCGGCGAGTGGATCGATAACACCGGCACGGTTCCCTTGTCCGAGAGTAGCGAACTGTACGACGTCGAAATCTTGAACGGTTCGACAGTGATTCGGACGTTCACCGACCTAGCAACTCCCACGGTCGAATATTCTGGCGTCCAGCAGGGAATTGATTTCGGATCAGTCCAAGATTCAGTTTCTGTAAATGTGTTCCAAAAATCAGGTTTGATCGGGCGCGGATTCAAAGCAAGCGCGACGGTTTAGGAGAAAACATGGCGACGCCCTTTTTAGGAATACCCCATATCGCGGCAGCTCAAGATTCCAAGGAAGTGACGGCCAACGACGCTTTCAATCGCTTTGATGCTTCCGTAAACGCGCAAGTGTCAGTTCCGATGAGCGATGGGGACATCACGCTTATGCAAGCTCAAATGGCCAGCGCTGGCGTCCTTCAATTCACTGGAACGCTCACGGCTGATCGGTATGTGAACATTCCGGCCATCGACCGCGCATTCATTGTCAGAAATAGTACGACCGGCGGATTCAATCTGATCGTGCAGGTGATCGGAGCGGCGGGCGCCTCCGTTTCAATACCGACGGCATCTCTCGTGGCACTTTATTGCGACGCAGTGGACGTCATCGCGGTTGGCGGCGGAGGCGGCGGCACTAGCGGAGGCGGCACGGGCGGGACTGGAGGCCTTACTGCATATGATGTGACGCCAACGCCAGCGATCGATGGCTCGACCGCAGCATTCACTTTCCCTAACGCGCCGAATCCGCCGCACAGCCTCCAGTTTTTCAAGAATGGCAGGAAACAAATGCAGGGGATTGACGGCACCCTCAGCGGCGCGGTATGGACTTACAACACGCCGCCAGCGATCGATGACGTTCACATCGCCGGTTCGTATACCTACTAGGAGACTCACCATGTTGAAACGGTTTCTAATTTTGGCCGCATTCGTGTGCCTGTTCGGCATTCAAGCGAAGGCCTCCAACGCCGTCTATATCGCTGAGGCGAGCGCTGGTGCGAACAACGGGACGGACTGCGCAGACGCCAAGGCCGCGAGCTATTTCAATTCGAGCGGCAATTGGTCAGGATCTCCGACGGGAATCCAGATCGGGCCGAATACCTCCGTACATATTTGCGGCGTGATCGCCACGACGCTGATATTCCAAGGAAGCGGGACCTCCGGAAACACGATTAATTTTATCTATGAGACCGGCGCCAAGATCAGTCAAACCTTTTGCGGTGCTGGCGGCGACGGGACTTGCTTGGACCTCGCGGGCAAAAGCTGGATTGTCTTCGACGGCGGCACGGCTTGCGGTAGCAGCATTTCCGAATCAACGTGCAACGGGATCATCGAAGCGACGGCCAATGGCACGGTTCTCGCTAACCAGAGCAACAACCCGGCAGTCAAAGCCGATGGCTCGACGCATATCGAATGGAAAAACATAGTCCTGCGCAATATCTATATCCGCACTACTCCCAGTACCGGCGGACCTTCCGACAACAATCCCTATGCGATTTCCTTGGCCGAGGCGTCCAACTGGAGCATTCACGACTCGAAATTTCACGATATGAATTGGGCGCTCTACATCGTTGCGTGCGGCTCTACCGCTTCGAGTCATTTCGACATTCACGACAATGATTTCGCAAATTACAATCACGGCGTCGCCGTCGGCGTTTGCAACCAAACCGACGACGACATCAAAATTCACGACAACCATTTTGGGGCGACGGCCAACTGGGATGACCCCGTTGGAAATGCATATCACCACGACGGCGTACACCTTTACACGGTCGGCACAGGACTCGTGACCAATGCGCTTCTTTACAACAACCTCTTCGATGGCGATTGGGGCGTGAAAAATACGGCATTCATTTACACCGAGGGCCACGCCTTTACGATGTGGCTCTGGAACAACGTGGGCATTATCAAGCCTGGCCTGAACATGAACAATGGCGCATGGTCTGTCACGGTTGGCAGTTCCGGAACCGCTGTGCTCTGGAATAATACGATCGTCACCTTGGGCAGCGCGAATTTGAATCAAAAGACGGAAGGCACTGGAACCGACTTTCGAAACAATCTCACAGTCGGAGGCGCGGCGCTAATCAGCTATCCAGCGCAAACGGCCACG